TATACTCTGGACTGTTTAGAGAAGCTCTAACAGGCAAATACAGGTTATTTAAAGGATTACAAATAGAACCAACAACTACTGTAAGTATATCAGGTACAGGATATGATAAAGCAGATTTAGTTATAGGTAATATAGAAACAAATGGAGTGGTAGAAGATTCTTCATTATTTACTTTTAGTAAAGATATTTTAATTAATAAAGCAGGAACTACTAAATTAACGATAGACAATGTAACGCAAAACAAGTCAATAGAGCTAGAATGTACATCTTTAAATAATGTGCTTAATGCTGAGGGGGATATGATATTTTCATCTGGTAGCCCTATATTTAAATATACTAGTAGCAGCTTTGAAGTTTTAAATGTTGATTCAACTTTTGGAGGAGATATAACAGTAAGCACAGGCACAGAGGGAGGTGCTATTTTTCTTGGTAGTTCTGGAAGTATATTTAGTGAAGAAGGTATTACTTTTAAAGATAGTGATACTACAATTCAAAACGTAGTTGCAGGAGGTGACATTGTATTTAAAACAAAAACTGGTGCAGGAAGTGAAAACACACATCTTACTTTGTTTGAAAATAACACATCTAGTTTTGGCGGTCAGGTTACTATTCCTTTAACTCCGAGTGCAAATACAGATGCAGCATCAAAAGGGTATGTAGACACTCAGGTTGGAGCAAACAATGAGCTTTCTGAGGTTTTAGCTAATGGCAATATTACTGACGGAACTGATATTGTTGTAAGTGCAGGTGATGATATAACTTTTACAGATACAAGTAAGATTTTGTTAGGTGATGATGATGATTTACAAATATATCATAATGGTACAAACGCAGTAATTGATAATGGTACAAATAATTTACTAATACAAACAGCATCACAAACTATAATAAGTTCAGATGCAACTAATAATCAATTAACATTATCGCACAGCACAGGAAACTGGTTTGCAAAAGCGACAAACAGCAATACGTTAATTATAGGTAGCGAAAGTAATGCTACAGACAATATAACATTAGATACTACAAATGGCGGAAGTGCAACCTTTGCAGGAAATGTGACTGTGTCAACAGCAAATGCTGATACTGTTTTAGGTCTTATAAATACAGCAAGTGGTGGGGTAAATTGGTCTATACATAGTGCTAGTGGAAGTTCTCCTTATGCACAATCTTCAGGAGATTTTCTTATTAGAAATGCAAGTTCAAATGTTTTTAGATTAGGAAATAATGGAAACGCAACTTTTGCAGGAACAGTTTTAATTGATGGACTTTCTAATTATACAGGACTAACAGTTAAAGGTGCTGGTGCATCAAGACCTGCAATACTTTTTGAAAATGTAAATCAGGGTTCATTAGGTATGATTTATGCAACAGAAGGAGATGCAATAGTAATAAACACTGGTAGCGATGCTGTCACTATAGACAGTTCTGGAATTGTTAATATTGGAACTGCAACAGGAACACAGCCGTCTTATTTTAATAGTTACTTAAATGTTCAAAATAACGCATCAACATCAAACCACGCTTCTATAACAATAACTGCCGGTAGTTCTGGTTATGCAGGACTGCATTTTGGTGATTCTGATAATGGACGTATTGGTCAAGTAGCTTATAACAATAGTAATAATTCTTTACTTTTTACGGCTAACAATAGTACAAGAATGACCATAGACAGTTCTGGAAACGTCGGAATCGGAATAACGCCAAATGTTAATTCTACTGTTGTAAATGTGATACAACTTGGTAAAGGTATGACTCTAATGGGTAATGCAAATGATGACAGAGCAACTATGGCTGCTAATTTATATCTTGATACTGGAACTGCTTTTAGATATGTAATGGATGGTTTAGCAGGTAGATTTAGTATAGAAGATGGGAATATGGTTTGGGGTACTGCAAGTTCAGGAACAGCAGGTACAGTTGCCACAGTAGATACTAAAATGACTTTATTAAATAATGGAAACTTAGGAATAGGATGTTCTCCCGATGCTAAATTAATGGTAAAAGATTCTTCAGATTCAGGGTTTGATAGTGGAATTGCAATAATAAGAAGTGCAAGTTCACAAACTGGTTATATCAATATGGTAGGTGGAGCAATGAATTTTAATTCTCCAAGCATACCAATTATATTTAGACAATCAGGAACAGAAAGAATGCGTATCGACAGTGACGGAAACGTAGGAATAGCAGCGACACCTCCAACAAATGGTTATACTGCCTCAGGTGGTGGATGGAAAATGTTGCAAATAGGACAATCAAGTCAAATAGCCGCATATGGTACTGATGATGAAATCGGTATATTTCAAAATACTTATTTAAATTCATCTGGTGTATTTCAAGCTATTACGAGTAATGTAGCAGGTTCATCTATAATTTTAGTAGATGGAAAAATATATTTTAAAACAGCCACAACAAGTGGTACAGCTCAAACTACTTCTACGAGAATGTTTATTAACACAGATGGAAATGTTGGAATAGGAACTGATTCGCCTACTCAAGCTAAATTAGTTAGTTCTTATAATGGAACTGTTAATAATGGTATGGCTATAATAAACACTAATACAGGTACTCTTGTACAAAATTTAATGATTTTTAAAAGAGGTACAACTGAAGTTGGTTCAATTACATCTAACAATACTACAACTACTTATGTTACATCTTCTGATTATAGGTTAAAAGAAAATGTAGTTTCAATGACTGGTGCTTTAGATAGAGTAAGTCAATTAAAACCTAGTAGATTTAATTTTATAGCAGATGCAGATAAAACAGTAGATGGATTCTTAGCTCACGAAGTACAACAGATAGTGCCTGAAGCTATTATAGGAGAAAAAGATGCAATGCAAGATGAGGAATATGAATTAAGTCCTGCTGTTTATGAAGATGTTTTACACCCTGCAATTGAAGAAGAATTAGACGAAGATGGAAATATAATAACGGAAGCTAAAGAGGAATGGACTGAAAACGTATTAAAAACTGAAGCAGTCAAAGATACTAGACAAGTTCCAAAATATCAAGGTATCGACCAATCAAAATTAGTGCCATTGTTAGTAGGTGCAATACAAGAGCTAAAAGCAGAAATAGATGATTTAAAAAACAAATGTAATTGTAAATAAGTATATTTGTATATAACTATAAATTAAATAAAAATGTCAAAAATTAGTAAAGAAGAATTAGAATCATTAAAAGAATCAGAAAAAAAGTTTGCTGCTATAAAGCACGACTTAGGTACTTTAGAAGTACAGAAACACGGATTATTACACGCCTTTGCACAATTACAAGAAGAAAGTAATAAAGAGAAAAAAAAACTAGAGGACAAGTATGGTAAAATAAACATCAACTTAGAGGATGGTTCTTACGAAGAAATAAAAGAAGAAACTAAATAATATTATGGATTTTGCAGATATGAAGATTTATACTTTAAACTCAATGGCTTTTCTAGTTACAATGACCGAAGTAGAAACTTGGTTAAAGATAATTCTTCTTGTCTGTACTATCGTTTATACATTAATGAAAACAAAGAAGCTATGAGAAAAATAGACAAACTTATAGTTCATTGTTCGGCAACTCCAGAACATAAGGAGTTTGATGTAGAGGATATAACAGAATGGCACGTTACAGGAAATGGTTGGTCAGATTGTGGTTACCATTATGTCATTACTCTTAGTGGTGAGATACAAGATGCTAGACCAGAAAGAAAGATAGGTGCGCATTGTAAAGGTCACAATAGAAATTCTATAGGTATATGTTACATAGGAGGTATGGATAGAACTATGGACAAATGGATAGATACTAGAACACCTGAGCAAAAAGAATCATTAGAGCAATTATTAAAAGATTTAAAAGAAAAATATCCAGAAGCTAAAATATATGGGCATAAAGATTTTACTAATAAGAAAGTATGTCCTTGTTTTGATGCTAAGGAAGAATATAAAAATATAAGTAATGGGAATAGAGAATAAAAAAGTTAATGTAGATATTGACGGAGATGGTAAACCTGATTTAAACTTAGACCTAAAAACTATTATAATGGTGGTAGGTGGGATTATTAGCTTAACTATGACTTACTCTACCCTTACTAAACAAATAGAGCTTAATAAGCAAGAAATAGAGGTTGCTAAAAAGCTACCACCTGCTCAATCATTAGAAGTTGTAAAACAAAGAATAGAGTTTCTTGAAGGACAAATAGAATCCAAAGATAAACGACTAGATAAAATAGAAGATAAAATATATAAAAGATGAACAAGTTAATTGAGTTTGTCTTTATGATAGTAATCATATTAGTAATTGGCTCATTTACTGTTTTACCTTTATCATAAATAATATGACAAAACCAATCGAATTAGGAGAAAATTCTAAAATACAATTAGACCTTAAAAGTTTAATAGGTATAATATTAGGTATATTGTCTATAACAGGTGTTTGGTTCACTTTAACTGCTGAAATTGCTACACTACAAATGGATGTAGCACGACTACAATATAATCAAAGTTTAAATGACGAATTTAGAATAAAATGGCCAAGAGGAGAATTAGGTGCTTTACCTGCTGATGGCAGACAAGATTTGAAAATTGAATATATGGAAAAAGAATTAGAAGAAATATATATAATACTTAAAGAATTAAAATGATAGAAACACTTAGGCACTTACTTGGAATTTGTGGCGAAAGTCATATTAACATTTACACAATTATTTTATCAATAATTATTTTAAAATTTATTTATGAAAAATATACTAGCAAAACTATTTGGAGGAGCAGCGGGAGGAGTAGCAGAGAAGATATCTAACATCATAGCTAAACATACTTTTTCTAAAGAAGATAGAGCAAGGTTTGAAAATGAGATGACAAAAGTGTTAATAGATGCAGAAGCTGATATGCAACAAAACGTAACAGAGCGTTGGAAAACTGATATGTCTAGTGATAGTTGGTTAAGTAAGAATGTAAGACCTTTAGTATTAATCTTTTTAGTTGTATCTACTGTTCTAATGGTGTTTATAGATGCAGGTGTTATTTCGTTTGAAGTTAAAGAAAGTTGGATTGATTTGTTACAGTTAGTGCTTATAACAGTCATAGGAGCTTATTTTGGGGGTCGTAGTTACGAGAAAATAAAAAAGTAATGGCAAAGGTTACCTCAACTAATTATCGTGCCTCTAAACGCACTAAAAGACCTAATGTACATTCTAAGAACGCAAGTAAGGGTCAAGTAAAGTTTAAAAAGAAATATAGAGGACAAGGCAGATAAATATTTTTTTATATATTTGTCAATGCTAATAGCTAAACTTGCACAACCTAATAAAGTTGGACGGTGCTTGGAACAGGCACTTTAAATTTCTTTTTTGTAGGTTTTTTCTTTCTTTTTCTTTTTACTCTTTTTCTTTTTCTTTCTTTTTAGTTATAAATTCTTATATTAGTAAAATGAGAAAGGTATCACGTAAAACACTTGTAAAGAAGTTAGATACGATATTTTCAATATATATTAGATTACGTAAAGCTAATAAGCAAGGTATAGTTACTTGTTATACTTGTGGAAAGAAAGACCACTATAAAAAAATGCAGAACGGACATTTTATGTCTAGAAAATCTTACTCAACAAGATGGGAAGAATTAAACTGCCAAGTACAATGCTATGCCTGTAATGTAATGAGATATGGTGAACAATATAAGTACGGACTAGAACTCCAAAAAGAATACTATAAAGATTTACCTGAAGAACTATTAATACAATCTAAACAAATTGTAAAGTTCTCTAATATAGATTTAGAAGAAATGATAAATAAATATAAAATATTAGTAGAGAAAAGAAAAAAAGAATTATATTTGTAGAATATCTGTTTTTACGCAGGTCTGTAATCTTTTTGTTTTGAAAGGGGGAATTAATCTTCTCCCTTTTTTTTTGTAAAATACTTGACTTGTATTGTTTTTTTATTTACATTTGTTAAAAACAAACATTATAGATATGCCAAAAAACTTTCACACTATTAACCTATCATTAGAAGAATTAGACATTATAAAGATGTCATTAAAACACTCAGTTAAAACTGCTGACTGGGATTTGTACAATGATAGTAAAGCAGAATTAATCCTAAAACAAATAGATAAACTATGACTTACACAGAAGATTACATTAGACAGCTACAATTTCAAGTAGAAGCATTACAAAAAGAAAATGCAAATTTAAGAATTAAGAATTTATCACTATCTTCAACTAGTGAAATTAAAGAACAAGAAGAATCAAATAACTATTATAAATCTAAACAATGAAAAGTAAAATCACTCACGTAGAATCTAAAGGGACTTGGTCTAATACATCTGGTTCTTTTAATAAATTTCAAGTATCATTAGCAAATGGTAACTCTTACAGCTTTCTAGCAAAAGGAGAATTTAAAAAGAAAGTAGGAGAAGAAATAGAATATAAAATTACAAATGAAAAGTATGGTACAGCTAGTATAATATATCCTAAACCACAAACATCTTTTAGTAAACCTCTTGACACTCACAATTCAATACTAAAACAAGTAGCATTTAAAGGAGCTATAGAACTTGCTAAAGTTGGCAAAATAAAAATTGAAGAAATAAGAGAGTTTACAAATGAATTTAACGAAATATTAAAATAATAATTATGCAAATCACAGGAACAATTAAAAAAATCAATGAATTAAAAGTATTCGGAGGTAACAACTTTAGAATAAGAAGTATGGTATTAGTAACAAATGACAAATACCCACAAACATTACAAGTAGAGTTTACACAGGATAGAGTTAATCTACTAGACCATTACACAGAAGGTTCTTTTGTAAAGACATCAATTAACCTAAAGGGTAGAGAATGGGAAAATCCTAAAACTAATGAAGTAAAGGTATTTAACACTATAGAGGGGTGGAAGATAGAAGATGATGTAGAACAAGTAACAGCTTCAGAACAAAGTCCTGATAGAAGCGATGATTTACCATTTTAAATGACTGCTGAAGAAAGAAAAAAAGCTCCTGTTTATTCAGGGGTTTTAAATTATTTTCCAGATGCTATTTTAGAAGTGGCAAAAGTTTCTTATATTGGTAATCAGCAACACCATCCAGACAAACCTTTGCATTGGGATAGAAACAAGAGTACAGACGAATTAGACGCTCTTACAAGACATTTAATAGACGCAGGTAAATTAGATTCAGATGGTATGAGACATTCAGCAAAGGTAGCTTGGAGAGCTTTAGCTAACTTACAAAAGGAAATAGAAAACGATTAATATGTTAATAAACTTTGACGACCAGATAGATAAACTTTATAAAATAAGAAATGGTCAAATGGTTGAAGGATTAACATTAGGATTCCCAGAAATAGACGAATATTTTAGATTTAAGGCAGGTAATTTTCTTGTATGCCTTGGACACGCAAACGTAGGTAAAACGACTGTTATACTTTATTTAATGTTGCTTTATTCATTAAAGCATAATACAAGATGGTTAGTATTTTCTAGTGAGAATGATGCACACAGTATTATAAGAAAACTAATAGAGTTCTTAGCTGCTAAACCAATCAACAAAATTCCTGAAGAAGAATTTAACAAACACAAAGAATTTATATTTCATCAATTTAAGATTATTGACACTAACCAATTACATACATATAAATCTTTATTAACTTTAGCTACTAATATTAAAAAAGCGTGGAACTACCAAGGGTTCTTAATAGACCCTTATAACTCTTTAATGAAGGATAGAGATATGTTAAAAGGAATTAACTCACACGATTATGATTATGAGGCAACGTCTGAGATACGATTATTCTGTAAAACTCATAATGTATCAGTATGGTTAAACACTCACGCAGCTACAGAATCTTTAAGAAAGAAACATAATATACAAGATGAATACGCAGGACATCCAATACCTCCTATGGCTAGTGATGTAGAGGGTGGTGGTAAGTTTGTAAATAGAAGTGATGAGTTTATAGTAATTCACAGATATACACAACACCCTACAGATTGGATGTATAATCACATACACGTAAGAAAAGTAAAAGATATTGATACAGGTGGGAGACCTACTCCATTAGATGAACCTATAAAACTAAAATCAATTTTAAATAATGTAGGATTCCAAATTAATGGAAGTAATTTAATTAGTCCTACTATGACAGAACAAGTTAACTTTCCATTTTGAAAACACCAGTAGAAATAGCGTATAAGAAACATAATCAATGGACAGATATTGTTATAACTTTTGGAGGTTTAAATAAAGAAGAAGCTGAAGATATAGTACAAACTATGTATATTCTTTTAATCAAAAATACCAGGAAAGGTATTGACTTTATGTACGGTGATGAAATAAACTATTATTATGTATTTAAATTATTAAGAGGTTTGTATGTAGATTTGATTAGAAAGAAAAGTAAAGTTAAATTAGTTAGCTTAGAAAATATAGAACCTATTACAGAGATTGACCATAACAACTATGATGAGGTCTATCAGAAGCTACAGGAGATACTAAAAGATATGTACTGGTACGATAAAAAAGTATATGAAATAGTAGAAGATGGCACTAATATAAGTGAACTATCCAGAAAAAGTAAAATAAGTTATTACAGCTTATACAATACATATAAGAAAGTTAAACAGAAACTAAAAGAAAATTTATAGTGGTAATTAATCAAATATATATTTTAGATGAAAGTGAACAAAAGATAGTTGAACTTTGTGCTATGCAAAGGCAAAACAATAAAAGTAAAACAGGTTGGGATGGTTATAAAACAGTAAATGTTAAATCTGATGTAGAATTAAATATAGTTGGCTTTGGTGGTGAGTTTATTTTTGCTAGAGAAAACAATTTATATCCAGATTTTAAAATACATAACACATCTAAACAATTACAAACAGATAATTATGATGCTGTATGGAATGGATATTCTGTTGATATAAAAGTTAATAGAAACAAAAATAATCCTTTGATGATTCCTAAATATGCTAAAAGTAATTGCAAGATATTTGCATTATTTACTTGTAATTATCCTGAATATATATTTGAAGGTTTTATAACAAACGAAATAATATTCCAAGAAAAAAATCTAAAAATGACAAGAGTAGAAGCATATGTAATTGAAAAGAAAAACTTATTAAGCCATATAGAATTAAATAATATATTATGAAACTAGGAAACTTAGTAGAACTTATAACAACATACACAGGAATAAAATACATAGTGGATACTTACCATAGTGTGAGGGGAACTAAGTGTGAATGTGACAAAAGAAAAGATGCTTTAAATCAATTTAAAATAGACAGAAATGGAATCACAAAAGTTTAGTAAAGAAGAATATAAAAACTGGACAGAGTTTAAATCTGCTAATGGTAAAAGCATAAATAGAAAAGAACAAGAGTTAATAGCTAAACTACATTCTAAGTACTTTAAGCACTCGTATTATTTACCTTGTACTTGCACTCCAAAAACATATATAGCGTGGATTAAACAACTTAATGATATTTACGCTAATGGGATTAAATAAGATACACTTATATGAACAAACAGTAGTCAAGGTACTAAACTTAGATAACTGGGATTTAAAATGGTCAGGTAATGGCTTTGAGCATTATGATGCTGAAGGATATACTCCTAAGGGACATAGATGCGTAATAGAAATGAAATTTAGAAATAAATACTATGAAGAAAAGATGTTAGAAGTATTTAAGTATGAACAACTTATAAGTATGGATTCTGAAATTGTTAAGCTCTATTTTGTATCAGACCCTAAAGGAAACTACTTGTATTGGTTGAACTATTTAGAGATGCCTGAACCTGTAGAAATGTATTGTCCTGATACTACAATGTGGACTAAGAAACGATTATTAAAACCTGTATATCTTCTAAAAGAAAAACACGCTAGTATTATAAATAAAGATATACATAATTAAATTTTGTTAATAACATTTTATTACTTATATTAGCATTATTAACAAACGTACATTAATTTACTGAGATTAGGCAAAACGCATAGGGAGACAAGGCGCATAACTTGGAAACGATGCTTATTACTGAATAGCGACTGAAACTTAAGTAAGTACGCACCTTAGGGAGTGCTAGGGAAAAGATAGTTATACAAGCTCTATGAGAATAGACATACCCAAGCGAGGTATAGGAGTTATTTGAAAGATTAATAACGAAATGAAATCGTAACCTGTCTATGGGCGAACTTGAAAACAAATATGGCAGTTGTATTTGCAATAGCAATTAACTAATCTTAGTATTTAATAAACAAACTAAAAAATAAAATTATGTCAGAACCAATAAGTAATGAAATTTTTGAAACATTTAGAATTAGAGAAAGAGTAAAAGAACAAAAAAAAGCTATTAAACTTCTTGCAGAACAAGGATACACTATACTCGATTTAGAAAATAATATTATAAATAAAAATAATATTAAAGAAACTAATATCTAAAACAAAATGAGACAAAGACGGTATAGAAGCAATCAGGGTAGAAATCCTGCTAAAGAAAGAGCATCCTTAAAAATAGTTGCTTATAGTATAATTGGAATACTAATCACAATAATAATTTACTATGCCTATACCTAAAAAGAAATCATCAGAAACAAATAACGAATTTATTAATCGTTGTATGTCAGACCAAGTAATGATTAAAGAATATACGAATCAAAATCAAAGATTGGCAGTATGTGCAGCACAGCTTAAAACAAAATGACACTTTTTCAAAGACAGATATACGAAGCAAACTTCAATTATATAGGGCAAACATTAATCAAAGCATACGACAAGAAAAAAAAGAACAAAGAATCTACTAAGGAATTATCAAACCTTATAAAGAATTTAAATGAGATGTATATGTTCACTAATAATGCTTTAAACGAATTGCATATAATGGATTTTAAAATTAAATTAGCAGAATCAGATAAACTAAGAGCTATAGAAAGAGCAAGAAAATCAGAAAAACTATTAAAATGATACAACTACTAGACGGTAAAAACTATGACCATAAAGAACTATTATCTAAAATGGATGATGATTCTTTCTACTATGGAGAACTTAATAAGTTAGCATTAAGTAGCTCCTCACTTAAATTACTATTATCAAGTCCTAAAACTTATAAGCACGTTACTCAGTATGGAAATCCAGAAACACAACCTTTAAGAGATGGGTGGTTATTTCATACAGCTATATTAGAACCTCACGTTTTTAATGCACAGATATTTGTAGATGTTGCTAGTAAGAATACAAAAGCATATAAATTAGCAAAGGAAGAACACGGTAGAGTATTTACAATGCAAGAAAAGAATAAAGCTGAGAAATTAGCAGATGCTTTCTTTAGAAACGAACACGCACTTAAAATGATAACTGACTGTGATTTTGAAGTTCCTGCAATAGGCAATGTTTGTGGTTATCCATTTAGAGGTAAGGCAGACGTTCTGGGAAAAGGTAGAATAGTAGATTTAAAAACTACAACAGACATTAAAGGTTTTCCATATGCTGCAAAGAAATACGGATATGATGTACAATGCTATTTATACTGTGAACTATTTAAGGTGGGATATGAAGAATTCAAATTCCTAGTAATGGACAAAGGAAGTTTAGATTTAGGTGTATGGGATTGTTCAGAAGAATTTTATTTAGAAGGTAAAAGAAAAGTAGAGAAGGCAGTAGATATATTTGAAACATTCTTTATTAATGGAGCTGCATTAGATGACTACATATTGACAGGTACGCTTTGAAAGAACTAATAGAAGATATAGACATTATAATAGATGCTATAGATATGGGAGACACAGAAGATGCCGTAGGTATGCTTCAGGAGATACAAAGAGAACTAAAAATTAAATTATTATTATTATGAAAGAATCAAATGTTATAAAGCAATCGAGTATAGTAACTGAAAAAAGAGCTTTATATATTGCACAACAAGTAAATAAATTATCAGGTTTAGATGTGTTTGAAAATACAAGACAAAGAGAACACGTAGAAGCAAGGTCTTTAGTTTGTTTTGTGCTTAGAAAATATTTAGGAATAGGATTAAGTAGAATAGCTAACTTCTTTAAAGAGAACGGAAAGAATATGCACCACGCCACAGCACTACATTTAATTAGGAACTATGATATTTATAAATTATACAATAAGAACATAGATAGGTGGCTAGACATTATTATAAATGATATTGATGACGTGGGAAATGAGAACAAAAGAATCTTAATTAAACATCGTATAAAGTATCTTACTAATAAAGACATAGACGACTTAGCACTCTACACAGAGGATATGTATAATAAAGTTTTACAAAGAGAAGAAAGTATTTAAAAATTTAATTTATTTTTCGATATATAGATATACAATTTTGATTAATCAAAGTTTTTCAAAGATATGAAAATAGAAAACAGAGGAGGTAAAAGAGAAGGTTCAGGTAGAAAACCTAAGCAAGAGGAGGTACAATTAATAGAGAAACTTACTCCATTAGAACCTTTAGCATTTGAAGCTCTTAAAGATGGCTTAGAAAAAAAGGACTTTAAATTTGTTCAACTCTACTATAATTACTTTGCAGGTAAACCAAAAGAAACAAAGGATATAACTATAAACGAAGATGTACCTTTATTTATTGATTAATGTTTGCTAAAACAGAAGCAGTAGTAAAACTTAGAGAATTACACAAAAGAATAAGAATTGTAAGGGGAGGTAGTTCTGCAGGTAAGACCATAGCTATTCTAATGATACTTATTGACTATGCTATTAAAAACAAGAACAAAGAAATAAGCGTAGTAGCAGAATCAGTCCCACACTTACGTAGAGGAGCTTTAAAGGACTTTCTTAATATACTTAAGCAAACCAATAGGTACGATGAGAGAAAGTTCAACAAATCAACTCTAAAGTACCAATTCAGTACAGGGTCATATATAGAGTTCTTTAGTACAGACCAACCAGACAAACTTAGAGGAGCAAGAAGAACAGACCTATTTATAAATGAATGTAATAACATTCCTAGCTTTGAGGTGTACCAACAACTAGCAGTAAGAACATCAGAAACCGTGTGGTTAGATTACAATCCTAGTAACATATTCTGGGTAGATAAAGAACTAATAGGTCAAGAAGATACTGACTTTCTAACATTAACTTATAAAGACAACGATAGCTTACCTGCTTCAATAGTTAAAGAAATAGAGAAAGCTAAAGTAAAAGCTAAGACATCAACATACTGGGCAAACTGGTGGAAGGTATATGGACTTGGTGAGATAGGAAGTTTAGAGGGAGTGTGTATTCCTGATTGGAAATATATTGATAACATACCATATGAAGCTAGGTTACTTTGTGGAGGGCTTGACTTTGGTTATAGTGTTGACCCTAGTACTATTATCTTATTATACAAATGGAACGATGCTTATATATTTGATGAGATACTATATAGAAAAGGGATGCACAATAGAGATATAAGTAGATTCTTAAAAGACAATAATACAACTACTCACCTATGGGCAGATTCAGCAGAACCAAAGAGTATTAGTGAGATACGTGCTTACGGTCATAAAATATCTGGAGTAGCAAAAGGTAGAGATAGTGTGATATATGGAATCAACTTAATGAATCAAAATGAAATCTATGTTACCTCCAGGTCTAAGAATCTAATTAAAGAATTACAAGGTTATATATGGGCAAAAGACAAAGAGGGAAACAACATACAAAAACCTACAGGGACACATCCTGACTGTATAGATGCAGCTCGATATGCTTTAATGATGCAACTAGAGAATCCAAATAGAGGCAGATATACTATTCAATGAAAACAGTAAATTCTTTAAGTGGAGGTAAAACTTCAAGTTATATTGCAGCTAATTATAAAGCTGACTATAATGTTTTTTCTTTAGTCAGAACTAATGACAAAAAATGTTTGTTTCCAGATGCCAAAATAAGACAACAAATTTCAGATAGATTAGGAACTGAATTTATAGGAACACTTGAAGAAGATGAAATTATCTATACTATGTTAGATTTAGAACAATACATAGGTCAAAAGATTGAATGGGTTACTGGTAAAACATTTGATGAAATTATTGTAAGAAAGGATAAAAAGTATTTACCTAATGTTACTCAAAGATTTTGTACAACTGAAATGAAATTAAAACCAATATTTAATTGGTGGCAAAAAAAAATTAATAAACCTATAAAAATGAATATAGGTTATAGGGCAAACGAAGGAAGTAGAGCAAAAACAATGTTAAGTAAAACTAATAAAAATGGATTGAGTACATTTAAAACAATAGTAGGCAAAAGAAAAACACAAAACAAGTGGGCAGATATTGAATGGCAAAAACCTGTATTCCCATTAATAAAAGACAATATATATAAAGATACTATAGAAAAATACTGGAAAAACAAACCAGTACGATTTGCTTATATGAATAATTGTGTTGGATGTTTTCATAGAACTCCAGTTTTATTAAAACACTTGTCAGATAAACACCCTAATAAATACCAATGGTTTATAGATGCTGAACAAGATACTGGTTATAATGTTAGAACTTTTAAAAATGGTATGAGCTATGAACAAATTAAAAACAGCTTTAAACAAACATCCTTATTTGATGATGATTTTAATGAGTGTGATTCTGGATATTGTGGGATATAAAAAAAAGTTATTAAAATTTGTTAATTAAATAAATAGTTGTATATTAGCTGTATATTAATACTAAAACAAAACAAAATGAAAAAAATATATTTAAAAGTAGTTGGTATTTACTCAAATGGAGTACAAGGTGTTGTTTATATTGATGACATAAACATAGCTAGAAATCTTATCCAACAAGTAGGAGATGGTTTTATTGCTACACCAGATGGTATTAAAATACAATAGTAAAATAATTAAAAACAAAACAAAATGAAAGAATTAAACCCTTTACAAGCACAATACATAAAAAATTGTGAGTTACTGCAATCTTTAAATATGCCTACAGATTTATTCGATGAATTATATAAAATTCAATTATATGAATATAAAATTCAATTACATAAAGAGTTAGTTAGTGAAATAAAACAATCTTTAATCTAGAAGTTCAACAATTTAAAGATTTTATATAATGATAAAGAAATTCTTACAACAAGACCCAAACAACTGGAAATGGCTAATTAGCTTTTATGTTATAGCTCTAGTATTAACTATACTTTTAACAATACGTTTCTAAACTTTATTAGTTTATTGTTTGTATGCAGTCAGAAATGGCTGCTTTTTTTTTATGTATATGTCAAAAATAGCTTAGAAATTTCGATATATATATATGAAACTAGAAATCAATGTACCTAACGATTTAAAAGAAATCAAACTTCACCAATATCAAAAGTTCTTAAAACTCCAAGAAAAGAGCGTAGATGAGAAGTTCTTAGCTTCTAAGATGATAGAGATATTCTGTGGTTTAAAGCTCACAGATGCTCTTAAAATGAAAGTATCAGACGTCTATGCTATTACTGGAATACTAGGTGATATGTTTAATCAGAAACCTAAGCTAGTAAGAAAGTTTAAAATAGGTGATGTAGAATATGGATTCATACCTGACTTAGACCAAATGAGTTTAGGAGAATACATTGACTTAGATACGTACTTAGGAGATTGGGAAAATATACATAGAGCTATGAATGTTATGTATAGACCTATAAAACACAAATACGGAGAAAAGTACAATATAGAAGAATACGACATAGAGCATCCAGAGAAGATGCAAAATATGCCAATGGATGCAGTATTAAGTTCTGTGCTTTTTTTTTATCATTTAGGAATCGACTTATCGACAGCTATGATGAATTATTTGGAGGACAAACAGGAAACGAATTTAGTGCAATATCTCAATTCGGAAACAAGTGGGGATGGTATCAATCAATTTACGGTCTCGCTCAAGGGGATATTAGAAGATTTAAAGATATCACTCAATTAAAGATGCACGAATGTTTATTAATGCTATCATTTATGAAAGACAAATCAGAAGCAGAAGCAAAGCAATTTAAAAGTAAAATAAAATGAGCCAACAAGGAATAAGAGGATTTTATCAATTAACAGAAACAATAAAAACACAGCTATTATCAGACGATAATGTAAATAGTGTTACTACAGGAGATATAACAGAAATTGATTTATCTAAACAAACTATATTTCCTTTATCTCATATTATAGTAAATAGTGTTAATACACAGGAACAAGTATTGGCTTTTAATATAACAGTAATGTCAATGGACATTGTAGATGTAGATAAAGCAGCAGAGGTAGATTTATTTAGAGGTAACAATAACGAACACGATATATTAAACACTCAATTAGCAGTACTTAATAAACTTGTTATGATATTAAGAAAAGGTAGCTTATATACTACTAAATACCAATTAGAAGGCAATCCAACTTGTGAACCTTTCTTTGATAGATTTGAGAATCAGTTAGCAGGATGGGCGTGTACTATGGATATATTAATTGAAAATGATATTACTATATGCAGTTAAAAGAAACTAAGGACATATTAAACAAATTTGCAAAGTATGTGATACAACAATCACGTAGCAACCTTACTAAGGGCAAAAAGAACAGCTCTAAGGCACTTTATAATAGTTTAGATTATGAGTATAGGGCAACTACAAATGGATTCGGCATACAGTTTCTAATGGATGAATATGGTGTTTACCAAGACAAAGGGGTAAGTGGAAAGAAAAAGAAATACAATACTCCTTTTAGTTATAAAGATAAAATGCCTCCTAGTTCTGCATTTGATAAATGGTCAGTAAGAAAAAACATAGCTCCAAGAGATAAAAGTGGAAAGTTCATACCAAGAAAGTCAATAAACTTCTTAATAGCAAGGTCAATATTTAACAAAGGAATTAAACCTAGTTTATTCTTTACCAAACCATTTGAGAAAGCATACAAAGATTTACCAACAGATTTAGTTAAAGGATTTATAAACGATATAGAAATAACAATAGAATGAGTACAATAATAAACGCAAGAAGTCCCTATTATATAAAAGTAGCTCCTGCAACTGGAACACTTACTTCAGCTTCAATGAGCTTATATATATATTCAGGAACTTTTACAACAGACAAACCTGGTTCACCACAGTACACTATAAGTAAAGATATTATAGGAACTAATAACTATGTAATATATGAAATAACAGAGCTTATTAGAGATTATCTAAACACAGAGTATGCTAGTTTTGCTACAGACGGAGTGTGGGTAGAAGCAGATATAACATTAACTAAAACATCAGGAAGTGAAACACAGAATTTGGATTATCTATCTTTTGATGGTTATGGCTATTTTGAAGATGGTGTAAATCCTAGAACTTTAACAGACCCAGTAAACACCTTAATAGATTCAACAACTACAGGTACGACCACAGCTTATAAACTAATAGATAGTGTACAGACATTCTTAACAAGCGTACAAATAGGAGATACAGTTTTTAATGATACAGATACAACACAAACAACAATAACAGCTATAGATAGTGATACGCAGCTTTCAATTAAAAATGATATAATGACTACAGGAGAGGATTACAGAATAGTAGGTACTCCAAATTATACTCCTCAATATTTACAATCAAATACTAAGATATATTTCAAACAAGGTACTGATATAGTATTTCCTGTATTTGCAGAAGCAGCTCCTTTGATTGAGTTTGTAACAGGTGGTGGAGCAGATGTGTTTTGGGAACAAGTAGAAGATTTCTGGAACTTATATGACGTTAGTTGGGGAAGTACAATAAACGATATACAAGTAAATGATTCAACTGATTCTACACAAAAGATTATATATATAAGAGTAAGTCCTACAACATCTCTAGTAAGTGGAGATACAATAACAATAACAAGCTCAGTAGGAACATCACAAGTAACAACCATTACACTAGAAGCAGTATGTGAACCTAAATTCCAAGAGCTACAAGTAATCTTTTATAACAAGTTTGGAGCTTTACAGATTATGCCTTTCTATAAAAAGTCAGTAGATAGTATAAATACTAAATCTGATAATTACAAAAGAAACTTAATGGACTTCACAAACGACCCAACATACAATACTGAGAAACACCAAATAAGACAGTTTCACGTCACAGGAAAAGAAGCCATAACAATGAACACAGGATTCATACAAGAGAGTTTTAACGAGGTTATAAAACAAATGATGCTAAGCGAACAGGTGTGGGTAGATAATGGCACAGAAGTACTCCCAGTAAGTTTAAACACGTCAAGTTTACAATTTAAGAAATCAGTAAATGATAGATTGATTAATTATACAGTAGATTTCCAATATGCGTTTAATAAAATAAATGATATTAGATAATGCAGAATATTCAGCTATATATTGAAGGCAATAGAATGGATATGTTCAAAGACGAATCTGTTTCGTTAACCCAGACAATTCAAAATGTAAGAGACATAGGTAAGATATTTACAAACTTTACTAAGACCTTTTCACTACCTGCATCTAAAGACAATAATAAGATATTTAAGCATTATTACAATTATGATATAGTCAATGGATTCGATGCAAGAATAAAGAAGAACTCCACAATAGAACTTAACTATATGCCATTTGAAAAAGGCAAGATAAAACTAGAAGGAGTAGATATGAAGAACAACAAGCCATATGCTTATAGAATTACGTTCTTTGGAAACACAGTAGATTTAAAAGATTTATTAGGAGAAGACAACTTAGATGCTTTAACGTGGCTAAATAACTTTACTATAGATTATGATGCTACTGAAGTATTGTTAAGATTGCAATCAGGTTATGATAAAGTAGTTGATAGTGTTACTTACTCAGATTCTATTATAGCTCCTTTAATATCACATTCACAAAGATTGTATTATGATTCTACAACACACGTTGCAGATACTCCTAACTTAGCATATCATACTGGAGGAGGTACTCACCATCACGGAGTATTATGGTCTGATTTAAAATATGGAATAAGAGTACACTTAATTATAAAAGCAATAGAAAACGAATATGGATTAAGTTTTTCTACAGATTTTTTCAATACAACAAATGATAGGTATCACAATCTATATTTATGGATGCAAAGAAAAAAAGGGAATCTAATACAAGACGACCAAACCTTTACTTCACAAGTTACTGGCTTTGCAGCTACTCCAAGTCCTGTTTACGTATCTAGTGATATACTAGGACAAACATTAACAGTAGAAAGAAAAATTACTAATATTAGTTTAACAACGCTAATGAGTGATACTGCTGTAACGTATGATGTACTTATATTTAGAAACGGTAATTTATTTTCTTCTGTTGTTGGAATAACTGGAAACCAAACTGCTTTAGATATGATTTTTATAGGTTCTTTAGAAGATGGTAATTTAACTGTTTTTGTTAGAAGTAATAGTTCTGTGACCTTTAATACATTTACTTTAGGATTTGATGATATATCAACACCTGCAGAACCTAATGAACAAACAATATCAGCAACTAATATATCAATAGTACAAATTATACAATTCCAACCTACTCAGAATGTACCTGAAATTAAGGTTATAGATTTCCTTACAGGACTATTCCGTATGTTCAATCTAACTGCATTTACACAAGATGATGGTACTATCAAAGTAGAAACTTTAGATAACTTCTACGCATCAGGTACAAGCTATGTTATAGATGATTACGTTGATATGGAACAAAGTCAAGTTGATTTAGCTTTACCATATAAAGAAATATCATTTAGTTTTAAAAGTACTAAATCATTATTGGCATCAGTATTTAATCAAATAAACAACCGTGAATGGGGGTCTTTAAATTATGATAATAGTGAAGCACTTGACGGAGGTATATATAAGATAGAAGTACCTTTTGAACATATGCAATATGAGAGATTAACAGACGGTACAGGTGGAACTATTAAGAACGTACAGGTAGGATATATGATTGATGAAAACTTAGACCCAATAAAAGGAGAACCATTATTGTTTTATGCAATATATAATAACTCTAGTCCACAAACTATATCTTTCTTGCCAGATGCTTCTAATGAAACAGAAGTTCCTGAATCAAGTTATACAGGTTATTATATACCAAGTAATTCAGTTGCATTAGATTCTAGTACAGACGATACTGCTTTACACTTTGGATTAGAAACAAACGAATGGCAACCTAGTGGTAACTTCTCTGGTACTTTATTTGAGGATTTATATAAAACATATATACAAGATGTATTTAACACCAAAAGAAGATTAACAAAAATGAAAGCGTTTTTACCATTGAATATATTAAGAAACTATACTCTTGCAGATAGATTCATAGTAAGAAACAGAAGTTACAAAATAAATAGCATAACAACAAATTTAAAAACAGGAGAAAGCCAACTAGAATTATTAAACGAAGTATGATAAAAAATATATTAGAATTACTCCAATTAGTAAAAGGAGATACAGAGAATATAAGAATAGCACAAGGCAAGTACAAACTTCCTGAAACATTTAGGGAAACATTTAAACAAATAAAAACAGAAATAAAATGGCTCAAAAAGTAGTAATAGATATAGATGTAAAAAGTGCAGAAGCAGAAAAGCAAGTTGAAAATTTAAATAAAGATTTACAACAGACGGAGCAGGATATGACTGCAATTGATGATGCAGGAGATAAAATGACTGGTGGTCTAGTATCTGGCTTTAAAGGTGCATTAAAATCAGTTAAGAGTTTTGCTAAAAGTTTAATGACTGTAAACGGTTTATTAAAAGCTAGTTTATTTGGTGTTATTGCGTTAGCTATTACTTCAGTTGCTACAGCTCTAACTAATTCAGAAGAAGGACAAAATAAATTTGCTAAATGGCTTAATCAAATTTCAGTAGTCATTGGAAACGTAACAGACATACTTGGAAACTTTGGTAATGCTATATTGTCTGTAATTACTTTAAATTTTGATGAAGCTGCAGAATCTATAGCTAAGGTTACAGAAGGAATAAAGAACTTTGGAGAAGAAACTCGTAAAGAAATAGCTATTGCAGGAGAGTTGTCTGATATGAGAGCTAAGGCAGATAAAGCAGAAAGACAATTACAAGTAGAAAGAGCAAAGGCAGATAGAACAAGAGCAGATTTATTAGAAAAAGCAGTAAATAAAGAAAAGTTTTCAGTAGAAGAAAGAATAGCTTTTCTAGAAGAAGCAGGTAGATTAGAAGAAGAAATAACTAACAAAGAAATCCAAGCAGCTAAACTTAGATTAGAAGCAACACAATTAGAAAACTCATTATCAGAATCTACTAAAGAAGATTTAGACGAAGAAGCTAGATTGAAAGCAGAGCTTATTAATTTAGAAACTGCTAAACTTACAAAACAAAAAGAAGTAACCTCACAAACTATAGCACTTAAAGCTGAAGAAGCAGCAGCACTAAAAGCTATTGAAGATGAAGCAACATTAGCTAAAGAAGAACAGGATGTAAAAGACGATGAAAAGAAAAAGTTAAAAGAAGAACAAGACGCTCAATTAAAAATTTTAAAAGACCAAATTAGAGATGCAGAAGCAATAAGTGAAGAAGAACGAAGAGCTTTAGAAATAGAAAAGACGACTGAACATTATGATAATTTAATTAATTTAGCAACAGAACAGGGTTTAGCTATTGAAGGTTTATCTAAAGCAAAAGCAGCAGCAATAGCAAAATATTCTGAAGAAGAATCAGACCAAGAATTAAAATGGTCGGATATAACTCAAAAAGAAAAACTTAATTTAGCAAAAGATGGTTTAAATAATATGGCTACTATACTTGGTGAAGAATCGGCAGCAGGTAAAGCAGCAGCCATAGCAGCAGCCACAATTAGTACATATCAATCAGCACAAGATTCATATAAAGCATTAGCAGGTATTCCAATAATAGGGCCAGTTTTAGGTGCTGCAGCAGCAGGAGCTGCAATAGTTTCTGGTATGGCACAAGTTAAAGCAATATCATCAACAAAACTTCCGTCTTTAGCAGGTAAATCGGCACCATCGGCAGGAGGGGGGACACCATCTGCACCATCAGTACCTTCACCTCCTGCATTTAATTTAGTAGGAGCTTCAGGAACTAATCAATTAGCAGAAGCAATAGGGGGACAACAACAACAACCTGTTAAAGCGTTTGTGGTTAGTAATGATGTAACTACAGCACAAGAGTTAGATAGGAATATAGTTGATGGTGCTTCTATAGGATAAAATACAAAATATAAACTTTAAAACGATATATAATTATGAAGATAGTAGAACTTATTTTAGATGAAAATGAGGAGCTAAATGGGATTGAAGCAATAAGCATTGTTGAGAATCCTGCAATCGAAGAAGATTTCGTTGCTTTAAAAAGTGATGAGATAAAATTAGCAGAAGTCAACCAAGAAAAGAGAATCTTAATGGGAGCTTTATTAATCCCTAACAAACCTATATACAGAAGGAGTGGAGAAGATGAATATTATATATACTTCTCTAAAGATACGGTTTTAAAAGCATCCCAAATGTATTTAATGAAAGGCAACCAAAACAACTCAACTTTAGAACATCAATATTCTCTAAATGGCTTGTCTCTTGTTGAAAGTTGGATAGTAGAGGATGATGTACACGATAAATCCAGAAAGTATGATATGAGTGTTCCTGTAGGCACTTGGATGGGTACGGTTAAAGTAAACAACGAAGATGTATGGAAAGATTATGTAAAAACAGGTAAAGTTAAAGGTTTTAGTATTGAGGGATATTTCGTAGATAAAATGGAAAGACCTAAAGACAAAACTATAAATGACTTAGCAAAGATTGAAGAAGAAGAAGCACAAGAGTTATTATCAACTATTAAAGGAATCATAAAAGGGTGATAAAAGAACAAAGAGTGGAAAGAAGATGATAATGGAATCATATAACGATTATCCTAATACAGTTAAGAATAATGCTATAAGAGGTTTAGAACTTAACAAAAAAGTAAACAATAAATGTGCTACGCAAGTTGGTAAGATTAGAGCGCAGCAATTAGCACAAGGAAAACCAATAAGTAAAGAAACTATAAAACGTATGTATTCTTATTTGTCAAGAGCAGAAGAATATTATAACGAATCAGATACAGAAGCGTGTGGGACTATATCTTATTTACTTTGGGGAGGTTTATCAGGCAAAAGATATGCAGCTAAAAAACTTAAAGAATTTGGAGAGCTAGAATTAGCTTCAATGGAAGTAAACGAGGATTATGCAATCATAGACGATAGATTGGCTTATTCAACAAAAGAGAAAGCTATGGAAATGGCAAACGACTTAGGATGTGATAAATATCACGAACACGAATACGAAGGTAAGATATGGTATATGCCTTGTGAAAAGCACTCTCTAAAAGCACCTTGTCAATCAGGATATGAACAGTATGGAATGAAAAGAAAAAACGGAAGATTAGTACCTAATTGTATTCCAATAAAATAACTATGGATGATACTACTTATAATGTAAGTCCACAAGGTGGAAACAGAGCTTGTCTTTGTTGGGATAAAGAAACCTATAGTATTAAGTGTTGTGATGGTTCATTACACGCACAAGGTATAGGGAGTATAAATAGAGATGTTTAAAAATGCAAAATAATTAACTAAATACGATATATTAATATGAAACCTATGGAAATGTTAAATCAAATCAAAAACGTCTTGGGTGTAGAATTATCTACAGAAGAAAAAGTAGAACTTGCTCAAGCTAAACTAGAAAATGGTACTGTTTTAGAAGCAGAATCATTTGAATCAGGAAAAGAAGTGTTTATCTTAACTGATGACGACAAAGTAGCTTTACCAATCGGAGAATACGAAATGGAACAAGATGGTAAGATACTAGTAGTTGTAGAGGACGGTATTATTTCAGAAATCAAAGACAAAGAAGAAGAAGTTGTTGAAGAAGAAGTTGTTGAAGAAGAAGAATTAAAAGAAGAAGATAAATACGCTACTAAACAAGAACTTGCAGAAATTAAATCTATGGTAGAAGAAATCAAAGAATTAATGCAAGAAGGTAAAAAAGAAGAAATGCACAGGGAAGAAGAATTGATGTCACAAAAAATGACAGAACTTGCTTGTCAAGAGGATGAAGCTCTTAAAGAAGAACTTTCAAAACCTGCTTCTGAACCTATCAAACATTCTCCTGAAGCTAAAGAGGAGTTAAACAAAGTTGTTTATTCTCAAAAGAGAAACTTAACAACTAAAGATATAGTATTTAGCAAAATAGCAAACTTTTAAAATAAAAATTAATAAAACTTAAAATTAAATTAAATTATGGCAACTACAGTTTCAATTACCTCCAGTTATTCCGGAGAATTTTCAGGAAAGTACATCTCGGCAGCTTTGTTAAGTTCACCGACATTAGAAAGAGGAAACATCGAAATTAAACCTAACGTAAAGTTTAAAGATGTTATCAAAAAAGTAGCAACAGATTCTAACGTAATCAAAGACGCTACTTGTGACTTTACTGACACAGCAACAGTAACTTTAACAGAAAGAATCCTACAACCAGAGCAATTCCAAGTAAACTTAGAGCTTTGTAAGAAAGATTTTATCTCAGATTGGGAAGCAATTTCTATGGGATATAGTTCTTTGAATGACAAATTACCTCCAAAGTTTTCTGACTTTATGATTGGTCACGTTGCAGGTCTTGTAGCAGAAAAGAATGAGCAAAACATTTGGGGTGGTGTAAATGGTAACGCAGGTGAGTTTGACGGAATCACAGTATTAGCAGCAGCAGACGGAGACGTTAACGATGCAGCTAACGGTGGTGAAACTGCTTTCAGTTCAACTAACATTATCAGTTTATTAGAAAACGTAGTAGATTCACTTCCTTCAGGAGTATATGGAAAAGAAGATTTGAAAATCTACGTTCCTACAATCGCTTGGCAATCATATATAAGACAACTAGGAGGATATGCTGCAAATGGCGTAGGAGGTTCTGGTGTTGATAATAGAGGTGGATTATGGTACAACCAAGGTAATGCACTTTCTTTCGATGGTATCGAAGTTGTATTAGCTCCAGGTATGCCATCTGACCACATCGTAGCAGGACAAAAATCTAACATTTACTTTGGTACAGGTCTTTTATCTGACCACAACGAAGTAAAAATATTAGATATGGCTGACCTTGATGGTTCTCAAAATTGTCGAGTAATAATGAGGTTTTCAGCAGGCGTGCAATATGCAATAGGAAGTGACCTATCTTTATTGACACTAGCTTAATAAATTGTTTAACATAGAGGGGTAGGTGGGTTAAACCTACTTACCCTTTCTTATAAAAATTATAATAATATGGCTTGTACATTAACAACAGGAAGAAACATACCTTGTAAAGCGTCAGTAGGTGGACTTAAAACAGTTTACTTTGCTGATTATGGTCTTACTGTTACTGATAATTCTTCAGATGCAGAAAAAGTAGATATAGGTGGAACGCCTGACTTTTTTCAATACGACCTTAAAGGTAGTTCATCTATGGAAACAGCAGTAAACAGCTCAAGAGAAAACGGTACTACTTTCTTTGAAACAACTTTAAATATTTCATTACAACTATTAGATAGTAAAACACAAGAAGAATTAAAAATTATAGCTTTAGGACGACCACAAATCGTTATAGAAGATTACAATGGTAATTTCTTTTTAATGGGTAGAGAACACGGATGCGAGGTATCTGGTGGCTCATTCACAAGTGGAGCTGCTATGGGAGATGCAAGTTCATTCTCTCTTTCTTTAACAGCTCAAGAAGTATCAGCTCCTGCATTTTGTGCAGATTCTACTGATATTACTGGAAATGTAAATGCAGCTAAGATATCACCTGCAACTCCTAGTAACGGATAATAAATAATTAAGTTAAAAATTAAGGGGACTATATGTCCTCTTTTTTTTTGCTTATAACACAAAATATCGTTTTTTTTTCGATATATAAGTATGAAGAAACTTACTACAAGTGCATCTGCTCAAGTTATAAAGATTATACCTAGAAGTTATGTTACTTCTGCAACTACTTTGAATGTAAGAGATGATTCATTAAATGATGAATTTAGTTTTACTGTAACACCAACAATAGATGGCAATTATTTAAGTATTTCTAACGCTTATACATCTTCAGGAAATTCAATATTAAAAGAGGGTAGAACATATGACTTAGAATTGTTAGACACTTCTTCTAATATAATATATAAAGATAAAGTATTCTGTACAGACCAAACTATAAACCAAGGTAACAATGATTATTATTCTATTAATGATGGTCAATTTACTTTTGATAGTACAGCAGGTTCTCACGATAACGATTACATAATAATATGAACGATTTAAGAATAGTAAATTTAAGTACTTACACAAGTCCTAAAATAAAAGAAGTTAGCAATAGAGATTGGATTTCTTACGGAGAGGACAATAACTACTTCCAATATCTTATAGACAGGTATAACGGAAGTCCAACAAATAACGCTATAATTAATGCAGTATCTTCTATGATATATGGTAAAGGATTAGACGCAACTAATTCAAATAAAAAACCAGAACAATATGCACAGATGATTTCATTATTTGACAATGATAGCGTAAGAAGATTATCATATGATTTAAAATTAATGGGTCAATGTGCTATACAGGTTATTTATTCTAAAGATAGAACTAAGATAGCACAGATTGAGCATATGCCAGTAGAAACACTTAGAGCTGAGAAGTGTAATGAAAAAGGAGATATAGAGGGATATTATTACTGGAAAGATTGGAATAAAATTAAACCTTCTGATAAACCTTTAAGAATACCTGCATTTGGTACGAGTAATGAAGCTATAGAAATACTATATGTTAAACCATATCGTTCTGGATACTACTATTATAGTCCTGTAGATTACCAAGGTGGTTTACAATATGCAGAGTTAGAAGAAGAAGTATCTAATTTTCATTTAAACAACATCTTAAATGGTATGTCTCCTTCTATGTTAATTAACTTTAATAACGGTACTCCTAATGCAGAGGAAAGACGTCTTATAGAACAAAGAATATATAATAAGTTTAGTGGGTCAAGTAATGCAGGTAAGTTCATATTAGCTTTTAATGATAATGCAGAAAGTGCTGCAAGTATAGAACCTGTACAACTTAGTGATGCACATAACCAATACCAATTCTTGTCTGAAGAATCAACTAAAAAGATAATGGTAGCTCATAGGGTCGTTTCTCCTATGCTTTTAGGTATCAAAGACCAGTCAGGGTTAGGAAACAACGCAGACGAGCTTAAAACGGCTTCTACGTTAATGGACAATACTGTTATACGACCATTCCAAAACCTTTTAATAGATGCCTTTGATAAAATCTTAGCTTTTAATAGTATATCACTTCATTTATACTTCAAGACATTACAACCTTTAGAGTTTACTGAAATTAAGCACGTAGTAGATGAAGAAACAAGAGAAGAAGAAACTGGAGTTAAATTAAGTGAAACTTTAAATGACAAAGAACATTCTGAAATAGCAGATGATTTAATTTCTATTAGTGATGAAATGGGTGATGATTGGATTCTAATTGATGAAAGTATTGCAGGAGATAATGAAGATGAAATTAAAAACTACTTTGAATTTGCTACAGTTGTTACAGGAGATGCAAGAAAAAAGAGCAAACAAGATTCAAGTTTATTTAGAATAAGATATGCTTACGCAGGTGATATAGAATCTAATACTAGAGAGTTTTGTAAAAAAATGGTAAATGCTAGTAAAGCAGGTAAAGTATATAGATGGGAAGATTTACAAGGTCAAAAAGATAATAATCCTGGATTTGGTGTAGGAGGTAGAGAGAAAATGAATATATGGCTTTATAAAGGTGGTCCAAATTGTAAACACGTTTGGCTACGTAGAGTTTATTTAAAGAAAGGTAATAAGAAAATATCTGTAGGTAAAGCAAGAAAAATAATATCTAGTTTACCATTAGATGATAGAAAAGAGGCAAGATTTGAAGGACCTTCTGCTGCTAAAAAATATAAGAATCCAAAAGAAGTAGCAACAAGACCTTTTGATATGGATAATAGAGGTTATAAAAATCCAAGATAAAAATATTAAATATGGCAACAGCATTATTCATAAAACCAATAGACATAAAAAGAAACACTATCATAGATGGTTCAGTTGACGTAGATAAATTTATTCAATTTATAAAAATAGCTCAACAAATACACGTAAGGAATTATTTAGGTTCTGATTTATATAACAAGATTAGTAGTGATATTATAGCAGATAGTTTAACTGGAGATTATTTAAGTTTAGTAAACACTTATATACAACCTATGCTTATTCACTTTGCTATGGTAGATTACTTACCTTTTGCAGCTTACCAAGTAAAGAACGGAGGAGTATTTAAACACTCATCAGAAAACAGCGAAACAGTAAGTAAAAATGAAGTAGATTATTTAGTAAATAAAGAAAGAGAATTTGCAGAATATTATACAAGACGCTTTATAGATTATATGGCTAATAATCAAAATTTATTTCCTGAATATACAAGTAACACTAATGAGGATATTAATCCTGATAAAGATGCAACATTCAACGGATGGGTATTATAAAGAAGATTTACAAACCAAAAGAGGGGAACGTAAAGAAATTATTAACTTATTTAAAAAGCAATAATGGCTACATTAACAAGCACGAAAATAAAAAACACATATGATGCGTTATTAAAGTCAATAGACAATGATGCAATAGGTTCTACAGCAAAACAAATAACAGACGGTTTAGGAAATACAACGCCATTATACGTATCAACAACTCAAGTGGGTATAGGAGTTACTCCAGAATCAGGATTAAATCTACACGTTTACGGAGATGCAAAAATAGGAAGCAATTTAACTGTAATAGGAAATCTAGTAGTTGAAGGAAGCACAACAACTGTAGGAACTGACACACTAACAGTAAAAGACCCGTTAATCGTACTAGCTAACAACAACACTTCAACAGACGCAGTAGATATAGGTTTTTATGGCAAATATACACCTTCAAGTACTACAC